CTTGCACCTCAGCGGCACTCAGCTTCTCGGGGTTCGGGGATGCCGGCTTCTTGGCAGGTGGCTTGCTAGCGCTAGCCGTTGCAGGCGCAGCCGGAGCGGCCTCCTCACGCATCGGGTTCTCCACCTCCACCCGCGCCCACAGCTCGAATCCGAGTGAAAAACTAAAGGCGGCCGCCGTGCAGAGGCAGCGGCGGTGCGTGTCGGTCAGGGTCCGCGCTGTGATCCGCTCGAACGGAATCGGGTTGTTGCGGTTGTCCATGCACGCCTGCGGGAAGTCCGGCGTCACCTGATCGCCATTGGCGAAGTAGCCAACGACATAACCGGAGCCATCAGGGGCACGCCACACATGGCCGCCATCGGGTGCGGCGCTGAGGGTGAACTGCCAGCCGGGGGCGTGAACGTGCAGCAGGTGGGCGATCTTCGCCCAGTTCACATAGTCAGCGGCATAGGAGCCGCTGCCCTTGGTGGATATGTCATCAGGAGAGATGACCCCACCAAGTTGCGGGAAGTCGGTCATGGATGCGGTGGTATCGGGTGCCGCGTCGCTGCAGCACCCTTGCATCCTAGGCTAGCCAACGCTAGGAGTCAAGTCCTTCTCCCATCGCCGCTAGTGCATCGGCAACCGGATCGGAGCCGTTGATCGTGATCGCCTCCCACTCGCTCGGCGTCCATTGATGCCAGCCGCTCAGCACATTGCGCAGTAGATCGCGCTGGGCATTGGTCAGGCCTTGGCAGTGCTGCTCCAGCTCCTTCCATGCCACCGCCGGGCTCAGCTGCTTCTCCTTGGCAATCGCCTCAAAGCGGCCCTGATGCTCGGCGCTCAGCGCCTTGGCGGCCTCCTCCGTCAACGGCTCCGGTTGCTGCAACCACTCCGGCGGCTCCAGCTCGCCGATGAAATGCGAGAAGAACTCCGTGGCCCGCCATGGCCGGCCGTTGGCGTCGGTGATCGGCTGCGAATCCTTGAGCCGATCCTTCAGGCGCCGGTCACTCACGCCGCTGTAGTCCCCTTCGGCCACCCGTGCATTGGCCAGCGCCAGCTGGATGAAGGTGAGCGGCTGCGGCTGATCGGTCTTGGCGTTCTGCAGCTTGTTGAAGCTGGAATCCCGCACCGCTGGAAAGCCCGCCTGCTCGCCCCACTCATGCAAGGTGCTGTGAATCCAACCGTTGCGGTTGCACCACGCGGTGAGGGTGCGGCCAAAGCGCTGGCGAGCGGCTAGCGGCGGATGGCTGTAGCGGTCGTGATCCAAGGACTGAGCTTCGCTAGCGGCTAGCCTAACCCTAAGGATGGGCAGCCGCCTCCCCGGCCCTTAGTCGCACCTGTTGCACCACTCCATCGCTCACTACCACCCGATCCACCCACTGCGACAGCAGCCGCCGCGTCTGCTCCGGTGTCTTGGTCATATCCGCCCACACCTGCGGTTGATCCAGCGCCTTGACCGCATCCGACAGCGTGAAGCGGCTGCCGCCATCGCTCACGCACTCCTGCAGCAGCGTGCTCAAGCGCTCCTCTTTCCTCTCGATCACCTCGGCTAGGTCCGCATCCTCCAGCAGCCGCAAGTCACTGATCTGCCCCTGGAGCTGCTTGATCTCTGGGCTGAGCTGCTGCTTGAGCCGCAACTCATCCACCACGCCGCCATAGGCCAGCAGTTCCCGCTTCTCCCACAACCGCTGCAGCACCGCCTCTAGCACGGTCTCTTCCTTGATCCCCTTGTGCGGACGCACCGGGCACACCTCATGGGTGCAGCGCAGATAGATCGGGCCTGGCTGGCGCGGTTGGTGGTAGTGCATCAACCCACCGCAATGGCCGCAAAACACCAAGCCGGTCAGCACCCGGCTGCGCCGTTTGCGAATTGGGGTGGTGGAGCGCACCCGCAGCGACTGCATCACCTGCTGGATCTCCACCTGCTCCTCGTGGCTCACCAACCCTTCATGCGCGTGCGGGTGGATTTCCTCCACCTCCCCTGGTTTGTTCAGCAGGCGGCTTTTGTTGCCATCGGCATCGAGCTTCCAGCGGAAGGTGCCGTAGACCCGGCTGCCGGCAATCGCTGGATTGAGCAGCCAACGCCGCAGCCCTTCCAGGCTGCGAAAGGCCTTACCGCATTCCTTGTATTGATAGTCAAAGGCATCGCGCAGGCTGCCGCTAGCTAGGAACTGCTCGACGATCTGCCGCGCCATCGGCGCCGTCTTCGGATCCAGCTCATAGTTCAGCTTTGCCTCGGTGTAGCGGTAGCCAAACGGTGGTTTGCCCGCCTGGGGCTTGAGCTGCTTGCGCGCATACACCTGCCCGTGATGCACGCGCTCACCGATCAGCTCTGATTCCATCTGCGCCATGCCCATCAGCAAGTTGGCGTAGAAGCGCCCCATCGCCGTGGAGAGATCAATGGACTGATCGAGGCAGATCAGGTTGGGCCAGCTGTCTTGGTTGAACAGGCGCAGCAGCTTGCCGCCATGCACCGTGGAGCGGCTCATGCGATCCATGCGCGTGCAGAGCACCGCGTTGAGCAGGCCCTGGCTGCAGCACTCCAGCAAGCGCTTCAGCTGCGGCCGGTCGTCGCGGGTGCCGGAGGCCACATCGACAAACTCCACCACCGGCTCACCGAGCTTCTCGGCGTGGTCGCGCAAGCGGCTGAGCTGCTGCTCTAACGCGTGGGCCTGGTCGTCGCTTTCGGTGCTGACGCGGGCGTAAATCGCCGTCGTCATGGATTGACTTCGCTCCAGGCTATTCTGTGGCTACAGGCTTAGCCGCGCCAAAGCGTCTTTGCCTTTGACCACAGCCGAAAAGCCGCATGACTACTGCGATCTCAGACCTGACCGCTCAGCCGATCACGCGCAGCACTCTGCAGGAGCTGCTCAGCAGCCATGGCCAGGCCCATGAAAACCTGGGGGCCGGCGTGCGCGAGGCCTGCGTGTGCCTCCAAGACGCCCGGAGCTACTACGACCTACCGGCAGTGCTGGAGGAGCCCTTGAGCCGCTTCCGTTGGCATCTCGATCAGGCCTTTCGGGCGCTAGAGGACGCCCGCGAGTTGATCTGAGCGGCAGCGCCAACCGAAGTGCCACTGGCCCTAGGGAATGCCCCTAGGGCTTTTTGCTGTCTTGACGCGCAGCAGATCCGCAGCGGCTTGGTTAATTGCCGCTAGCGCAGCCTATGGTTTTGTTTCGCGCTAGTCCAGCTTTGCGACGGCTAGCGAATTGCACATCCAAAGCCATGACCGCTTCCCTTCGCTTGGTGTCGCGTCGGCCCAAGCGCATCACGATCACCGTTTCCTATGCCGTTGCTGAGCACCTGCTCAGCCGCAGTGACGAGCAAGGCCGATCCACCAGCAACCTGGCCGCACACCTGTTGGAGGTGGCGCTGGACGCCATGCAGGGCGATCCACCAATCCAGAAGAAATGGCCACGCCAGGTCTGATCGCACGGCCCCGCAAGGGGCCTTTTTCGTGGCGGCGTGCAGCAGTCCTGCGGCGGGTCGCAAGGGACTCGGTGACTAGCGCAGATACGCCTTGCCACTGTGGCTAGCGCTGGCTAATCTCACGCCTAGCTGAGCGCTACCGCAGCACCACCGCTGGTGGGCTCAGCACTACTGCAGCACTACCGCTCGTGCCCCAGCTCAATTTCACGATTCCGGCGGACCTGCTCGACAGGATTGATGCCGCCAAGCCCAACTTCCTAGACAGGAAGGGCTTTATCTGCCTTCTGCTAGCTAGCGCTATTGACACGGGGAGTAACCTACCCGCGTACCGTGTCGGTGCGGGAACCCCCCAGATCAACGGGTTTTCGGATCTACCGGCTTTCGATCCAGAGCTAGGCCGCTCTGGCTCAGCAGCCTCTGCCGAAGCAACGGCTGTTGAGGCTGTCTCGCCTGAAATTGACCAAGCCCTTGAACCCAAAAAAAAACAGGGGTCCCCATCAGAAATTGATGCCTTGGTTGATGAGCTGTTGGTGACGCCACGAGAGCGTGGCACCAACCCACGCGCCAAAGGCACCAATCCCCGAGCAAAGCGTGATCCGCACTCCAAGCGTCAGATCGACCCTGATCTGGTGCCTGAAGACCTGCTCGACTGCCAGCAGCTGCTGCCCGAGTTCTGGGCCGTCAAGAAGGGCACACGCTCTGAAGGCGTTTGGAATCGCGTGTGCAACAAGCTGCGCCAGTGGACGCCAGAGCAGCGGCGCGAGGCCCTAGAGCGGGCCATCGCCAGCGGTTGGGGTGACGTGTTTGAGCCGCCCACCGTCAAGGCTTCTGCGGCCAGCACCGGCTACGTCGATTCGATCACCCGCGACCGTCAGGTGATGGATTCCTTCCTCGCCATGTTCCCCACTGAGCAGGAGGCCGCATGATCACGCAGGAAGACTTCGGCAAGGTGTTGCAGGCCCTCAGCCGCACGCTGCCGCGCTTCAAGCCTTGGGATGAGACCGCCATGGCTTTGGCCTGGATGACCTTCCCCGAAAAGGCCAAGCAGGAGCTGACCCGTGAGGTGTGGCTCTATGCCGCTGGCCAGCGCCGCCTTGATCCCAACCCGCCTGAAGACGTGCCGCTGGATCTGCAGTTGCTCAACTACGTGTTCCGCAACGAGAACGGCCGCGCCAACGTCCAGTGGGGCCTGAAGGCCGATCTGCCTGAGCGGATGCAGCGCCCGCATGTGTTCAACCCGCAGCCGGTGCCCGGCCAGGTGGTGCTGCCACCCGAACCAGCCGTGACCAACCCGCTACTGCAGGAGGTGGCATGGTGAGCCTCGGCCCTTTGTTTGACTTCTCCGCTAGCGCTAGCGAGGCTGCCAAAGATCACGCCATCGCCACGGTCGGCAGCAATGCCGGCCCTGAGTTCATGGAGCAGGCCAAGGCCGTCATCCAACAGCGCCTCTCTGGCACCGAGTGCCTGGCTGAGGAGTTCCGCCGCGTCTGCGAAGAAGCCGGCATCCGCCCGCATCACCACAACGCCTGGGGCAGCCTGACCAATCAGCTGGTCAAGGCCGGGATCCTGATCGACACCGGCCGCCTCGGCAAAAGCACCAGCGTCCGCAGCCATGCCCGCCGCCAACCGATCTGGAGAGTGCGCTGATGCGGCC